CAAGCTTGACGCCAAGGTTCTGGACTTTCTTGCTTCCAAGTCTGAGGAGATTTTGGGCAAGAAGATGAGCCGTGAGGTGATTGCTGAGGGTGTTTACAAGTCGCCAATCAAGCCGAGTTCCAAGGACGGGTACGCGCCTGTTCTGAGCCTCAAGGTTGTTACCAGTTACAAGGATGGGTCCATTGAGACCGAGGCGTACAACTCCAAGCGCGAGGCGGTCCCTCTGACGGATATTGAGAAGGGTCAGACGGTCAGTGCGATTATCGAGATCAACCAGATCTGGCGCACACCTGCTGGCGTTGGAGTCACGGTTCGGGTTCACCAGGTTATGTTCGCGCCGACCAACAAGCTGAAGCCGTGCGCTTTCCTAGCGCCAGCTGATGAGCCGGTCGATGATGCCGAGGGGTCGGTCGAATACGAGACGGACCCAGATCAGGAATAAAATAGTGTAGTGTAATAGAATGAGTTGGGTCCGATCCGGACAGTTTCGCCTCGTCACAAATCGTCCAGGGAAGAGATATGTTTTTCGCCGAAATAATACAGGAAATTCAGAATATAACGTTCCTAATTCAGTTCAGAGCAAGCGTGATGCCATTCGCTACCTTTCATCAAAACGCAACTTGAGACCGAACAGACATAGTCCAATTCGCACAAAAAAAGAAACACTAGCCACTTACACGAGCGCCAGAGAAGCATTCAAGCGTGGTCCGTCCCCTAAACGCAAAAGCCCCTTGGCACTTCCTTATCACCCGGCACATGTTCCTGGATCTCCACAGTATCCGGGTGTCTTTTCATGTGCAAGCGGTAAAGGTCTTAAACTTCTTGGAAAAGGTCGACAGGGAATTGCATTTAAAGGAAACGGATTTGCTGCAAAGGTTTGTCCGCGTGATTTAGCTGCTGAGAAGCGCGGAGAGAAACAGCCAGCCCTCGTAGAGTACGATATACACACTGCTGCGTTCAAAGCCTGTCCCACTGGGGTGGTCGAGCCTTACGATTTTCACAAGTGTATAAACTTTATTAACCCTTCGACTATGAACATGGCAAACGTCCAAAACTCTCGCAAGTACGACAAGTCAAAACAGTCCATAATATTTATGGAATGGTGCGAGGGTGGTTCGCTTGAGGAATGGCTTCCGAAGAATGCCAAGTCCGACGCTGTTATACATCATCTGATATCTAGTGTCCTTAAATCTCTTGCTAAGATTTATAAAAAGCATCCCGACTTTCGTCACAACGACCTCTGGCCTGCCAACATATTTGTTGCAAACCGTGGGTTTCTGATTGGAGACTTTGGGTGGGCCCGACTCGAAAAGTCTGGAACAAACCCTGCAGTCAACACCGCCAACGGCACAAACACGGCAGGCAAGTGGGGTGTCGGTCCGGCAACTGATACGCGGTACGATTATCACTTTTTTCTAAATAACATTCGAGATTTTGTGAAACGCAAGGGTGGCCTTCCAAAGTCTCTCGAGTTTCTTGATTGGGCAGTCCCTCCGGGATATCGCGGTTCAAGCGACACTCATGTGAATGAATGGCGTCTCAAGTACAGAGACCCGTGTCCAGATCTCAAATCATTCAACGAAATTCTTCGGTCAAAGTACGTTTCTGGACGGAAGATTACATCTCCAGATCTCGTGGCGGCTCGCAGCCGTCTGCGCTCCCGCGTAAAGGTCACTTCTGCAAATCTCGTGGCGGCTCGGAACCGACCCAAAAAGCGCGTGTCTTCTCTGAACCTGCGCGCGGCAAAGCGCAAGCTCAAGCCTGTTCGCCCCCGGCGGGTAATCTCCCCGGCCCAACTTGTGGCGGCGCGCTCCAAGCTCAAGGAGGGGCTCAAGACCAGGACCAAAATTCCAGCAGCTCTTATGAAAAATGCACACTTTAATAAAATAGTAGAACACTACTGGAGAAATGACGGTGCTAAATCTGGAAAAAATTACGAGTCAGCTTGGAACAAGGCACGTCACAAGGCTGTGCGTCTCGTGGAAATGCGTCTCAACCGTGGGAACAGGCCTCTTACGCCTATAAGAGGTTCTTTGCGGAAACGGAGTCCAAAGGCGGGACCCGCACCAGCTCGTCGTGTGAGTCCGCCGCCGCCAGGTCCTTCAGGGCGTCCAAAAGTTATGGGTAACAAGGGGCGAATGGTCTACGCAAATCTGCATTTTACAATTACTGAACTCAGGAAACTTGCCGGTAACAAAGGCATAAATATCAAAGGTCTACGAACAAAAGCGAATATCGCCCGTAAAATTTTTGCTTGAATAAAGTAAATGAAGGTTCATCCAGTTCATGCTTTTAGCGGATTGGTAGGTATAATTTTTGTTCTACTTGCAATTATATTTATAAAGAGTGCAATGTCTTCTGGATATGATGCGGGTGTAGCAGGCGGCGGCCAAAGCCCTACGGACGTGGGAAGTATCATAGTATATGGTTCAAAGACGTGCCCTTGGTGTGTCAAGCAAGAGAAATACTTGACAGAGAAGGGGTTTGATTATCAGTTTGTAAACTGCCCAACGGATGGGTGCCCTGAATTTGTAAAGGGATATCCCACATTAATGGTTAATAACGAGATTAAGAATGGGTACACCGAGCTCGGTGGTCCTCTAAGTCACTGGTAACTAGAACTTGAATACAGACAGCGCAAACGCGAGCATAAACGTGTGCCACAGCGAATCAACTGGCTTGAAGATTGTGATGTACTTCACGAGGGTGCCGTTCCATAGGTACCGGAGAATGAACGTCAGGATGGTTAGGTAAATGAGAAATACCAGTATATTGTAAATAGCATCCTGACGATTGCGGGATTTCAGGATTGATTGCATCTTTTTATTAGTCAAGGAAAAAATTACTTACTAATAATAAGATGGTTGTACGTGGAGCACCAAACCCGTGGGCCCCGAAATACACGTGGGCGCCCTGGGGAACAAAAGGAGTTGCGCATGATAATTGCTATGATTATGCATTTGGGTCATTTTCAGCAAACCGAAAATCAAAAAGCGTTCCTGGAGATCGTAGCGGGCTGGGGTCAAACGGTTTGACCTTTCGCACCTGTGGCGGAATAGCCAAACGCGTTTTGTCTGACAATCCAGGAAACGTGTACAAGATGAAATCGGCTGCTGAAAAGCCAAAACGCGGGTTTTACAAGGTCATGTGCTTTGTGGCGCCGTCAAATGACTTTGGAAATTCAACCGGAGATTTTCACTGGTACAAGGAAATCAGCGCTATACGGTACAGAACTCGTCCTGGAGACACGATATCCGCACTCGCCAAATTTTTTCACGTTACTCAGTCTGTGATAAAGGCGGCCCTGATGAAGTCTCGCGTAACTGCCGACCGAAACGACGGTCGTGTAGCTAATAACACGGAAGAACTTCGTGTGCTCAACAAACTTGCGTTGAAAACAGTGGACAAGATTCCGTCTGGAAGAGTTCTGGACTTTCCTGTAAAACTCTGGAGTCACAAGACTGGCTGGGCGGGTGGTCCTCTCATAGTCGATGCGTCTGGGAAGACTATCACCGACCCGCGCCGAGCAGATCGCAATTACAAGCCTGGTTTTCACTATACGAAATTCTGTTCCGCGTATGGAGTCCGCCGCGGGTTTGCAAAGACTGGAACGAATTCAAACAGGGGACCGGTTACTCAAAATGTTCGGGCACGGGTAAACCGAGTAAACGTAGCTCGTTAATGAGTTCCTCATTAGGTTCCACGTCCCACCGTATTTCAGATTGAAGCATTTCTTGACCTCTTTCAAGATTTATACCAAACCCTCCAACTATAGAACGTACGTTACTTGTTTCGAAATCAGTAACTGAATTTAAACCATCTAATACACGTTCTATAATGAGACGGCATCTATACAATGGAACATCGAATGGTTCTCGGCACATGGGGCACGTAGGGTCACCGTGACACGAGGCTTTCCAACGGTCAACACATCGTGTGTGAAATGTGTGATTACATGGCAATTGGCGGGTGTCCCTGATCATGTGTCCGAAACACACGGCACACTGGGGTCCCGTGTGTTGCCAACACCTTTCCTGTTCTCCCCTGAGAATTTGCCTACATGGATTTCCCAGGAGAGTCTGTGCCCCACACCGCCTTTCCATTGGTTTACTCCTGTAAAAGATCTTAGCCCCGGCGCCGCAGGGCTTGGGAAAGTTCGTACTCGAGCGACTTTATAGCATCCTTGTATTTTATCCGTATATTTTCTTCAATATTTTTTCGAAATATTATGAGAGGATCATCATCCTGCTCCATGCGGCACGTGGGGCATTCTATTGACTCCTCGTACCACTTGATTATACACTTGTCATGAAACATGTGCTTGCATTTCAATTTACGATCACTACGATTGGTCAATTCCAAACAAATTGTACATGCATGCTGTGAATGGATGCGACATTTCCCGTCTTGGATAGCCATGTGTTTACACTTCTTTCCTGAAAGAGTCATTGACGAGCAGTTCATTCTCTGAAAGTATCCTACAAATTTCTTCATGGATTTCACCCTCAGTCCTGTTTGCGTCAATTACATATGCACGAGTACCCTCTACAAGGTTCATGTATTTCCTGTCGAGTTCTCGAAGATACTCGAGAGATACGGAAGCATCACCCGTCTGGTTACGTTTCTGAATGTGCTCGTGAGCCAATTCAGGACTTTTAGAAAGGTAAATGTAAATATCAGGAAACCATTCAACCTTGCGAAAATAGTACTCGTAACAGTCTCTTTCAGTTGGATGGACCTTGTCCTGAATGAGTGGCCAAAACACAAAGCGAGAGCTCCACATGCATCGTTCGTAAATTACATGCTTCGTTGTGTAAATAGGCTCGAGTTTCTGGAGAATTCGCATGTGAAGCAGGAACGCCCATCTTACCTGGTCCTCATAAAATTCCTTGAGAGGCCAGTCTTGAATTGGCTCTCTGTGAACGTACCAACCTTTCGATTCAAGCAAACCGAGTTGTGTCGTTTTGCCTGCACCGATATTCCCATCGATGACTATTTTCATTAATATTCTAGAGTGTCTTATCTTTAGCAAAACCCCTTTGGAGGACCCTGTCCCTCCTGCTGATCCACAAGCACGGAAACCATACCGTCGCGGCATGCTGCATTACGAAGAGGAAGGTTCAGGCTATCTACGGTCTGGAGATACTGCGTCCGGAACTTGTAATTGTCTTCTACATCAATCTTCTGGGTTTGCATGAGAGCCTCAGTCATGAGACGGTTAGACGTGAACTCGGTGAGACAACGGCCATCAGCCATACCTATGCGGGTACTCATTTACATTGCTATTACATTTTATTCTGAAGAACTCTATTCCACTCGTCGAAAGATGCTCCTAGGATCATGTCAAACTTGCGAACGACTGGTGTCTTGGCCACAAACATGCTCGGGTCTATACATGATAGAACCACGTCGTAGGCCGCCACCAGTTCTTCAAGCGTTTTAGCCCCCCCTACAAGTGTTGCTCCCGACTTGAACACGCTGATGGTCATCTTCTTCATGTCCGGCTTTGGCTTGAACTTGATCTTGACTGCACTGTACCTGTCCGGTTCATAACTCACCTTGAACCCATCAAGCTTATCGAACCGTTCCTTGACCTTGTGACTGTTCACAACCACGTTGAAATCAAAGTTTGAGTTAATCATAGAAATCTCAAACGGATTCATGTGCGGAATTTCTTCCAACCCGAGCGTTTCTTTCATTATAAAGGCAACCTGGTTCAGGATTCGCTCCCCGTCAATCGGAGAGTTGCCGCCTGATAAGTGAATAGTGCCGTTTGGAAAGATCTTGACACTCTTTTCAGAGTAGTCGTCGCGTGTTCTTATGGATATTTGGTTATAGAATGATGTTGTGTCCATAGTCCATGTAAATCCCGGACCTTCCGTTCCCTTGGGACGGATAGTCATCGGTTGAAACCTCTCACGAAACTTGGCTATGTCAACTTTTCTGTCGTTGAATGAATGCATAGTCATTGTTGTAATCTTGAGCCACGATGGCGCGGGCCATTCCGGTCTTAAACGGACGATGCGCTCACGAACTCGCGCGAGATCCTGAATGTACTGGTACATGTCCATGTTTCTTTATGAACATGGGAGTTGTGTCTTTGTGGCGTCTACATGACTCGTTTTTTTGCAGCCGCCTTGGCAATCTTCGCAAATGGAGTTCTCAAAATATCCGCCTTGATAACCTTCTTGTAATATTTCTTGAGCTTGTTTTCGTTTTCGTGAATATTGCCAGTCTTTGTGACGTTGTGAGCCACGAGTGAAATGAGTTTCTTCTTCTTCACGGCATTTATAACACGATTCAGTTCGGCGATTCGGGGCTTGAGTTTTGAACGTCTCTTCACGGACTTGGGCTTCTTCATAGAAAGTGTGTTCAGACCTTCGAGAACATTGACTGCACGCGCAGGTCCTCCAAGCTGCCGTACAGCATTGATTGCCGGAGCGCTTACGTTGTGCATGTTCATAGCCTGGCGGGCGTTCCCGTTTGTGAGATGGAGCGCCTCGGCAGTTCGCGCAACTTCGGGAGCCCCCTCGGGAACTCGCGCAATTTGATTCATTGCGCGAGGAACTCCACCTGCATAATTAATTGCACGCTTCTGTTCTGCAGGAATTGGTGCACCGGCCAGTGCGCGCCGCCAGTCTCCCGTGTTTGTAACTGGACGACCGCTTGGCGTGCTTGTTTTACCGATCAAAGCTCGACGCCAGTTTCCAGGGTTTACTTGACCACCGCCTCCTAAGTTGAGCCCTTCTCCGCGACCTCCAAAGTTGAACTTTTCTCCACGACCGCCGCCCCAGTTGATCCCTCCGCCACCTGTCCCTCCGCCTCTGCCTCCCCAGTTGAACCCTCCGCCACCTGTCCCTCCGCCTGCTCCTCCGCCTCTGCCGCCCCAATTGAACCACCCCTTGCCGCCTCCGTTTGTCCGACGACCTTCATTTGTAATTCCTGGCTTTCGCATAAAATTTAATTTACGAGCAAGGATAGCCTTCTTTATATTATCATTTGGAACTCTTCCAAGATTACTCACAAGGTTTGAAAGCTCTCGCATGTTACGCACGTTTCTCACATCATCAATAACGAGAGAAGTTGCGTTTCCTCTGTTTCTGAAATTCATTGGAAGGAGACGCAAGAGTTCGCCAAGACGGCGGGCCCGTGCAGAACCTCCTTTCTTTCGGATATCTGATATTTCTTCAGAAAATCTTTTGTAAATTTCTTCCAGTATTTTGTCCTTGTTTGCAGGGTAATATTTTAGAGCAACTATTAATTGTGCGAGTGTCATTTTTGAATAGTTACGCGCGACAGGAGTGGCGGGGCCAAGTGGAACCTGAGGTCCTGTGTTTGGGTAATACCCCGTCCCTTGATTCCCAGTCTTGAAAACGTACCCTGGTTTTGGGCCATTAAATGTAGGTGAAGGGATCATCTTATCATTGGGCAATAAATTTCTTTGACGCAATGCATTCTTGACGTTTGGATGAATTTTGCTTTTAATTAAATCAGAAATTGTTTGTGCAATTACATTTGTTGGTGCAGTCTTTGCAACACTGACTGCGGCGTTGGTTCCCAATGAACCTTTTAGAATTTCAGAAACCACATTCTTGTCTGGAATATTTTTTACAATTTCCGATGCAGTATTTCCGGAAATTATAATTTTACTTTTAATTAAATCAGAAATTGATTTTGCAATTACATTTGTTGGTGCAGACTTTGCAACGGCAATTGATGCATCAGTTCCTAGTGAACCTTTTAAAATTTCTGAAACTACATTCTTGTCTGGAATCTTTTGAACAATTTCTGATGCCGTATTCCCAGAAATTATAATTTTGCTTTTAATTAAATTGGAAATTGTTTTTGAAATGTCATTGGTACTTGATGACTTGACAACCGCTACCGCGGCATTGGTCCCTACCGCACCTTTTATAATTTCCGAAATTATAGGACCTAAATTCTTTTGAGGAATCTTGGAAACAATTGCTACTGCAGTATTTCCGGGAATTGTAATTTTGTTTTTAATTATTTTTGAAATTGATTGTGCAATCACATTGGATGGAGTTTTTTGAAGAATTGCATTGAGTTCTGGCCCAGTTGCCGAAACCAAAGATTTAACAATACTGTTGACGATGGCGTCATTCATATATAATGAACAGAGAGAAAATTCGAGTCATGTAGACGTCACGATCCATGCTTTTACCCTTTTTCAACTCAAACGCAATGGGTCTCCTGAAGACGCGCCTGATTGCCCCCTACCAACGCGAAGGGCTCAATTGGCTCTATGACCGCGAGACCAAAGATGCGCTTTTTCCCGGAGGCTTCTTGTGTGATGAGATGGGTCTAGGGAAGACGGTTCAGATGCTTGCAGTCATGTGCGTGAACCCGCAAAAGACACTTATCGTAATGCCAAAGTCCATAGTCTCACAGTGGAGAGATGAGATTGCTCGATTTGCACCTCATTTATCAGTCAACGTGTTCGATGGGCCAAAGCGCATGGTCACTCCCGCCGATGTAACGATAGCTCCGTACTCGGTCCTTCCCTCTCGAGCGCACCAGCCCCTTTGCCCGCTGATCCACGAGCGGTGGGGTCGGGTCATCTTGGATGAGGGTCACGAAATTCGTAACCGTCGAAGCAAGACGCACATTGCGGCATGTGCAATCACTGCAAAGATTCGGTGGATTCTCACGGGTACTCCAATTTTCAACTCAATGGCTGACTTTGCGAACCTCTGCGGCTTCCTGGGCCACAACCGCAAAAACGTGCAGGCAATGCCCGACACTTTCAGGGAGCGTTATGTCCTGCGCAGGACAAAGACGGATGTCGCCATGCACAATAAGCGACTCGAACTTCCTCCGTGTGATTTCCAGAATCTTGAGATTGAAATGTACAGAGAGGAGGCTGAGCTGTACCAGCAAGTCTACGATCGCTCTCAGGGAGTTATCCAGAGTATCATGAAGTCTGAAAATAGGGCACTCCACCAAATGGAGATGCTCGAGGCGCTTATGCGAACGCGCCAGGCACTCACGTGGCCTCAGACATACCTGAACGGGATAGCGGCTCAGCTCAAGACCGAGCCAGAAGAGTGGACCGGGCGTTCGAAAAAGCTCGAGACTTTGATCGAATTGATCGAGTCTCACCCGACTGAAAAGACTCTGATATTCTACAACTTTACAGGGGAGATGATTGAAATCAAGAAACGACTTGGCGACAGACAGGTGTTTCGAATTGACGGGTCTATCGGCAAGTTTGAAAGAGATGCGGCTATTGTTGGGTTCAAAAATTCGACCCAAACACCAGCTCCAGTGTTCCTGATCCAGATCAAGGCGGGTGGTGTGGGGATCAACTTGCAGGAGGCTACCAGAGTTTACATAACGGCTCCCAGCTGGAACCCGGCGACTGAGCTTCAGGCTATCGCTCGGGCGCACCGCACGGGCCAGACAAAGAAGGTGACGGTTCGGAGGTTGGTCTACATAGGCACGGATGCGACCCCTAGTGTGGAGCAGAGCATCATGGCGCTGCAAGCAGGAAAGGCGAGTCTCGCGGCAAATTTGCTCAAGGATTCCAAGTTGGAAAATGCAGTCCCCAACGTGACGAAGACTAAGTTGAATATCCGAGCGCTCGCAAAAATATTCGCGTTGTAATATAAATGGTAGTTGGTTCTCGCGCTCAAGTCTATCACGGCAATGCCGATGTCACCCCAGGCGGTCTCAAGAAGAAGGATCTGAAAATGGTCAAGGGAGAAATAGTGAGCAAGGCTAAATCCAAGGATGAAAAGTCAAACCCTTGGATAAAGGCGGTCGCCAAAGCCAAGAAGGAGCTTGGCATCACAGGGTTTGCCCTCCTCAAGGGGAAGCTTCTCGAACGGTCCCGAGAGATTTACAAGAAATAAAATAAATTCGTATAGTAAATGAATGTCACCTATATTATGCTTGCATTCTGCATGCTAGTTGCTGCAATAATGACTCTTGCTTCCACGTCAATCGCCAAGCAGTGTTACAATGACAACTCAAGTTACAAAACTTCACACAAGACGAATAATGATTACCTGACGTACATGATCGTGATGGGTGTCGTAATTATCCTCGCATCATTTGGCGGTATGTACATGGGTTACAAAGCTCCAGCTTAATTTGTAATCTAAAATCAATGGCTCAGAACGTCTATGGCGGCCTAGCCCAGGTGGGACAATTGAAAGCCCAAATTGGGCTCGGTGTTTCAGTATGTTTAGCACTTAGTCTGTGTGTTTCGGGAGCCATGGCTCTGAATTCAGCACGAACCGATAAACATACTGCAACAGTTAATGCTACTCTCTCTAGTTCTGGAAGCTGTTCATCAAACACATGTCCAGGACTGGCAAGTTACAAAGTGGGAAGCGCAAGTTATACACTCTCAGGGACATGGAATAACCCACTCCCCACATCGACTACTATAGCCTATGACCCGTCAAATCCAACAGATTCTGAACAAAATCCTCCGTCATTTACATTTGGTTTTATACTTTTGACAGTTGCTGTGTGTATTGCAATTATTGGATTTGTAATTTACAAAATTACAATGGCTTACAAACCTATTGCAGCTCTTGAAGGTGCAGATGCAGTTTACAACTTAGGAAGAGCTTTTATATAAAAGCACACTTCCCTCTCTCAAACACATCTGGCTCTTTTGGAGGTGACCCATAGTACCGAACCTGGTAGGCTCTCACGACGAGACCCCAGTTTTCATTATAAAAATAGTTTGAATCGACGTCAATAATACAAGACAGTTCCTGCTCACGAAAGAGTCCTTCTTTAATTTCGGGTGTGACCTGCTTTGAATCAGCGTCAAAAACATACGTACTTTCGTCAATCTTTACACGAAGAGATCCAGTCTTCATGTTCGAAGTGAACGGCTCGCGGTTACACAACATGCTCTCAAGGTTCTTCCACCAATTTACAAATTCTTGATTAGACAAATCAATATTAAATGATTTGTATGCAGAAACCCCCCATGTACACATACCTCTTGGAACCTGAAAACGGAGAGGACCACCTTTGTATGTGTACCTGAGCTTGTCTTTCGTAGCGAGCGTGGACTCAATCTTGGTCAAGTCAATTTCATGCCAAAACCCCATTGAGTCTTTAAAGAATTTTTGTTTTAACTAAACCTGAACCTCGTAAAAGAACTCTAAGATTTGTAAAAATTGTTTGATTATGACCCGGACTGAAAACATATGATCCGTCAGCCGAATTGTACTCTATACTATGTTCCGTGTTTTCGTCGTTAAAAATAGCCGTCCAGTCTCCCATACTACTCAGGCTTATAGGTCGCCGTATACTGTGCATCCCGTTTCTAAAACAGTGTAGCGAATGGGAGTCTAGGTTGTACACGAGCCCATCGTGACTCCAAAGAAGGTACGACAGTCTCCAAGCTTTTGCTTGATCAATTTTACCTGGAGGAATTCCTAAAATTCTTTTTGTATCAATATCAAGATATTTGTATACCGTGAATTTTATTTTTTCCATTTCCTTATTCCAGCCTCCAATTCCTTAAGGAGTTTGTACCTGTTGTTGGACAAACGGGCCATTCTCTCTAGGTTCTGGGATGCGGTCCTCACGTAATGGACCGTCGCCTTGGGTCTGGATGGACTCTTGCGCTGGGGGGGGCTTTTGCGCTTGGGGGAAGCCCTCTTGGGTGAAGGCATCACGGGGCGCTGAGATGCCGCACTTGCCCGAAGGCGCGCCATGCGCTCGTTATTTGAACGCGTCGGGGTGAGAGCCGACGTCTTGGGGTTGTACGTAAACTCCCCAATTGAAAACTTCGTGAGACCTAGACCTGAAGGTGCCATGCTACATGATAATATTTAATTTATATACTCAAGGTTACGGTTGTTGTTCCGGCGGTTGTTGTTTTTCTTCTTCACATTGTTCGGACGTTTGGTAATGATACTTGATTTATTGATACGTACGACACCCGGTCCACTCACCCTGTAGTACGTCTTCCCGAAGAATCCCTTCTTGTAATAAACCGTGTACCCGTTCCGGGTCTTGGCGTTATTTAAACGCGTAAGACCGTACTTGGACGCTATGCTCTGCGAATAGTTTGCTACTGGCATATAATCATTAAATTTAATTTTATTTTTGGGAACATATGATGTATCTTTATAATGTTTTCCGTTTCGATAATTTACGTTTATTCTGTAGTAACCCATTAGTCCTTTGAAAACTGGAACTTTGGGTTGATTTTTTAAAACGCCCACTTTTTTAGACATGTTTGCGTTTCTAAACCTCTTTATCGCGTTTTCCCGACGTTTATTGCGCTCTTCCTGTTCCTTTCGGAGCATTTCTCTGTGCCGATTATTTGAGTTTTTATTAACATATCCTCTTCTCTGCCAATCCTCCATTTGTATTATTACAAAATATTTTTATCCCGAACACATCTCACAATTTCCAGGGTTTTCACGAGAGCACGCGAGTGCGACCGGTACAGTCACCTGCTGAGCCCGAGCCTTTGGGCGCGTTCGCAAGTAGTACATCCCAGTCTTGAGTCCCTTCTTCCACCCGTAAATGTGCATAGAACTCAGCTTCGCCAGGCTCGGATCTTCCATGAAGATGTTGAGCGATTGCGATTGGTCGATGAATGGCCCTCTGTCTGCGCTCATATCAATCAGAGACTTTTGAGGAATTTCCCAAACAGTTCTGTAAATTTTCTTGAGACGATCCGGAATGTCTAGAGTCTGCACGCTTCCACCCGCACGCACAATTTCCGTCTTGATTTCCGAATTCCACTTCCCCAACTTTTGAAGATCCTTGACAAGGTGCTTATTTACCATTACGAATTCTCCTGCGAGGGTTCTGCGAAGGTAAATATTTGTCGTGTACGGTTCGAATGCCTCGTTGTTCCCAAGTATCTGCGCGGTGGATGCAGTCGGCATAGGGGCAATCAAGAGCGAGTTGCGGAGTCCGTAGACTGCAATCTTCTCACGAACCGGAAGGAACCCCTTTGGATCCTTGTCCCACATATCAAACTGCAGGATATTGTGAGAAGCTGGAGACCCGTTGAATGTTTCGTAGGGTCCCTCCTCCTTTGCGAGTTGGCACGACTCTGTGAGTGCTCCACAGTAAATCACCTCAAAGATTGCCTTGTTGAGTTCTCGAGCCTCAGGAGAATCGAATGGAATACCGAGAATCATGTAAACGTCCGCAAGTCCCTGAACTCCGATACCAATGGGACGGTGGCGAAGGTTCGACTTGCGAGCCGGTTCTGTCGGGTAATAGTTCCGGTCAATCACACGATTAAGGTTTCTTGTGATGACCCGCGTTACATCATGGAGCTTTCCGTAATCAAAGACTCCATTCTCTACAAACGCGGGAAGGCTCAGAGACGCCAAGTTGCAGACAGCAGTCTCATTTGGACCAGAAACCTCCATAATCTCGGTACACAAATTGCTCGACTTGATCGTTCCAATGTTCTTCTGGTTCGATTTCGCATTCACTGAGTCCTTGTAGCACATGTAGGGCGTTCCGGTCTCAACCTGTGACTTGAGTACAGAGTTCCAAACGTCCCGAGCCTTGACGACACGCATAAACTTACCCTGAAGAACATATTTTGCATAAAGTTCGTCGAATGCTGCTCCGTGAACATCTTGAAGCCCCGGACACTCATTTGGGCACATGAGCCACCAGTCCTGATCATTCTCCACAGCCTTCATGAAAAGATCTGGAATCCAAAGACCTGTGAAAAGGTCATGACACCGAGACTCCTCGTCTCCCTGGTTGAGCCGCAGGTCTAGAAACTCCATAATGTCTGCATGCCACGGCTCCAGGTAAATGGCGAACGACCCCTTGCGTTTCCCGCCACCCTGGTTTACATAGCGGGCCGTGTTGTTGAAGACGCGGAGCATGGGCACAATACCATCTGCAATACCATTCGTTGCATGAATCTTTGACCCACGTGCTCGAACATTCGAACAGTGGATGCCAATGCCCCCAGACCACTTGGAAATGTGAGCACACTCCTTGAGCGTCTCATAAATTCCTTCGATTGAATCTTCTTTCATGGCAACCAAGAAACAGCTCGACATTTGAGGGCGCTTCGTACCGGCATTGAAAAGGGTCGGAGTCGCGTGCGTGAAATATTTCTGAGACATTAAATCGTACGTCTCTCGAACACGAACGAGGTCTGAGCCGTGTATACCGAGGGCCACGCGCATGAAAAGGTACTGGGGCGTCTCACCCTCGTACAGGTATCCCTTCTGAAGTGTCTTGATTCCAAAATATCCAAAGAGGTAATCGCGAGAATGATCAATCCACGAGTCCATCTCGAGTTTTAGGTCTTTCATAAACTCAGCCGAAACGATCCCCTTTGTGTGAAGAGAAACCATAGCACTCGAAAAAGTCTTTGGGCAAATCTTTTGAAGATTTGAGACGGTAATTCTCATTGCTAAAATTTCATAATTTGGATCATCGGTAATCATACCAATAGCCACCTCAGCACTCAGTGTGTCAATCTCTGCGGTTGTGATCCCATCGTACATTGATGAAAAAACCTTTTGGGCAACCTTTGCGGGAGAGACTCCATCGAGGGGTGGTTCATTGAGGTTCTGAATACGTAGAGTCACCTTGTCGAAGAGCATTTCCTCTGGGGAACCATTGCGCTTGAAGACCTTCATTTGAGTAAGAAGCGCTTGTTTTTTTTATCAGGGCATTACAATGTCCACGCGGTTCCGCCCAACGCCTCTGTCGAACGCGTTCTTCTCAGACTTTAATCGGGAAACAATTCACAATAATTTAATTTCACTAATTAAAAAACAAACTGGCTACACGATAGACAAGCAGAATGATGCGGACATCCAGGGTCTCATGCGCAAGGTCTACATTAACATGGCGTCCGATGAGTACAATAACGTCAAGGACAATGTTTCCAAGATGAATTCCAAGGTGGTTGACGAGGCGAGCCAGATGGTCCTCACGGGCGTTCTTCAGCAGATAACCTACCTCCAGGACATTACATCAAACCCCGTTCCTCTTTTGAACCCAATCAACACGAGCACATACGGAAATAAAATTCCTATTAACAACAAGTACGGAATTAATCCTCAGTAAATATAAATGAACAACTTGACTGTAGTTTTTGTTTGCTGTATAGCCATGTGCGTTTTAGGGTTTGCCCAAAATAACTTCTGTGGAACAAACCCTATGATAAAACAAAACACATGTTCTAATTCTATAGGAGGTGTAGCGTGTCTTGTATGTCTTGTAAGTATATATTTAATTTTGAAAAAATAAATATTGTAAATTATCAATGAGACCTCTGGATGACATTCTTGTGGGCTTTATAATTTTCTTCATTCTTGAAAGGGTAATTCGTTTGGTAGGAGTAGTGATATTTGAACCAATCATAATGTCCAAGACGAATGATGAAAAGGTTACAAAAAATTGGGTTCAATTAATTGACATTGTGTTTTTGGCGACTGCGCTTTTTCTTGTTATTAGGTTCAAGAAACAACTTGCGAGGATAACTTAAGGATCTCACTCGTGTTCACCGTAAGATGAATAAGTACCGTGACGAAACTGCAGAATTATGTAAACGAAAAGGTTGGGACAAAGCTCCAATAAGTACCGTGTGGATGTTGTACACCGAGGAAAACGGGGAGCTTGCAAGCGCCATCCGTCAAAATCAGCACCTGTACCGCAAGACGAATCTTAAAAAAGATCGCGGAATAGATGTTGTTATGGAAATGGGTGACGTTTTCAGTTATCTTTTTCAACTGGCTCATATGCTCAACATCGATCTTGATCAGATGTGGGAACTTCACAGAAATAAAGTTCAGAGCAAAAATTACCCAGTGGAAAAAAATGTACGAGTTTATTAATGGCCACTGCCGCTATGATAAGTGACTGCGCTCACATAAATCATATCAATCCATTTACCGCGACAAATACATTTGGTACCCCTACAAACGGTGGATTTTATGATGGACTTGATGGGTCATATGTTGTGCAGATTGACGAGAGTCCCATGGCAAAGAATGACCCGAATGATGACCTGACACACTTTACTCCAGACCACATCAATCGTTCGGGACCAGGCTTTCTCAACGAAGCAGCTCCGAGTCCAGCGCCTTTTCTAGGGTATCCAGCTCGCAAGTTTGAGTACCCTGAAACCTTTGTTTCGACCTGGTATCGTCCAGGACTCGAGACGATGCCAGTTCCTCCTGAAATAAAGAAACCTTGTGAAATGCCCCAGAAGAAGTGCTCAATTATTAATCAATTGTGGTCTGGACACTTGAATAAAGACAGTGACATTCTGATAATTCTTTTGCTCATTGCTCTTGCCGTGTATGTTTTCAGATAGGCACCACCTTACTCGCAACCACCTTGATGAGTTTCTTTTCCAAATTTTGTTTTTCTTCTATGATCCGTGCTGCCAAACGAGGACACGAGTGACTCTCAAGTTGGATACACCTTGCGCAACACATGGCAAGGCATTCATTGCACTTGAGAATCTTCATTTTGTGGGGACAGGCGCCCATCGTCTCTTACTTCACATGCGATATTTATCTTAATGTAGGGTTCGTCATCTTGAATTTCACAAAGACCGTGTTCGCGACCTTTCAGGACCTTTTCCCAGATGGCTTGCATTTTGGGAAGATTTTTAGCAAACCATTCACGGTCGCGTTTTACCCGTGTGACCATGAAGATCTCCGGCGACTCACCCTCTGCCGGTCGGTACTGAACAAAATCGCAATCTTCAAAATCTAAAATCTCCAAAAGAAGCTGAATTTGAGGCATGTAATACTTTGGAACCTTGTTTTCAATTTTTCGAGTAAGTGGGCATTTAATCTCAAGAAGTATCCCGTCGTCGGTGATACCGTCTGCCGATCCCCCGATAAAAGGATACTTTGGATGCTGTACAAGACCTATTTCCGTTGTGTGTTTCCCGAACCTCTGATCATAAAGGTCGCGCACAAGAGGCTCGAGAAGCGTACCGTGTGCAGTTGCGGCGTTTCCGGCCCATTGCGTTTTCAGAACCTTTTTACGAACAAATGCGTCGGGACTCTCGTAGTGATTGTCACCGATGGCAGACGCGACATCACTTGCAGTTATCATATTTTCACGAAGTTTGAGCCATTCCTCCGTTCTCTGGTCGGCGTATGTCGCCTCCTTGAGTTGCTTTACTCGTTCCAGGAGCTGGGACATTCTTTCCTTTGAAACGAGAGTCCGTCTTAAGTACAATTTCAGCCGCATTTTGTTCTGCTTGCTTCTTTGTTGTTGCGTACCCAACAGCTTCGGACTGGTTGTTTACCACAACAGTTATGCAAAACGTGCCGTTGATTGTATTGGTCAAGAGGTACTCTGGAAGCGGGTACTTGAGCGCCTGACACCACCGCATCAGCTGATCCTTGTAATTGTCGTCTACCAAACTTGTGGTTACTTTTTTGAAACTTTCTAAAACGAAATTTTTTGCATGAACCATTCCTAAATCAATATAAATTGCTCCTATAAGGGCCTCGAATACATCTTCCATAATGTGTTCATTTGTGTTCCACCCGTTTCGCTCGCCCTTTTCGTCCATGAGAATAAGTTTATCGAGACCGAGAACTTTGGAGATTTCGCACAAAGTCTTTCCCCTGACCATCTTCGTGCGTGCCTTGGTCAAGAACCCTTCCTGTTCCTTCTCGTGAAGGTCAAAAAGATGCTTGGTAATTATGAAACCAAGGACTGAATCTCCCATAAATTCCAGAGTCTCATATGATCCATCGAGAGCAGAGTAACGCTTCAGAGCGCTTTTGTGAGTGAAAGCGCGCTGATACGTTTTTGTATTTTTAACTTTAGTTCCAACAAGAGAATTTAGAAATTCGCGAGAAATTTCTGGAGCTGACTCAAGTTCCATTTTATATTATCTGACATCCATTTGTTTAAGCCGTTGCCGCAGGCTTCGCCACCTTCGGGCGAACCTTCTTCTCCTTTGGGGGAGCATCGGCGGGTACTGCAGGCGCCTCGGGGGCCTTTGGCTCCTTGGGTGCCTTCTCAGGCTTGGGCTCCTTGATGTAGTGAGGGTTGATGAACTTTTGAATATTCAGAAAGGTCACCTGGATACCCTCTGGAACAGCCAGCAGATCCTGGAGCGTGTCGTCCAGGCTAATCTTCTGACCATTCTTCAGACCCTTTGCCTCGACGTACTCGTTCACCTTGCGGGTCACCTGAGAACGGGACATGAGGTCCTCTGGACCAAGCTGCAGGAAAGCCCGCAGCTTGTCGGACAGCTTCATCGGCTTGTTGAAACCGTTGTTGGCTGCACGAGCCTTTGCCTTCTCACCCGCAGGGTCCTCCAGGTGCTGGCGAACCTTGCGCATGTCCTTGCGCAGAGCCTTAATCTCCTTGAGCAGTGCATCGATTGAAAGTGGGTCCATTTCTATTATAGTCTAGGGTGTAGCCTTTAAGCCATAAAAATCATCAGGAGAATCAAGATCAAAAGAAATATTGGAGTTATCAAAACTTGCCAGACTGGAATTACCTGAGCTGGAACTGTAGGTGGAAATGAAGTCGCTCTTGAAGTGGATGTCGGTTCATCTGATTGTGGCAAATTGACGTTGAATCCCAGCGGCAACACATCAGAATATTGGGACGGATCGATACGGAAACGGACGCCTGCTACTGTTTTATTACACTGTCCAGCACAACACCCAGGATTGCATGGGTACACCAGCCCGTTCTGAATGTTTACGTATCCACATATTTTTCCCAAATCATCCATAGGGTCGGGAAGACACATGCATTGTTTCGAAACAAACTCTCCACTACAGGACGTCATCTAATATAAAGAATACAATATTTATTAAGGTACATGGAGTACGGAACGCCTCAGAAGCTACCAAATGGTCGATACTTTCTCAAGATTGGTCCAGTTCGGCATCAGGTGAATGGTCTTGTGCTTCAGGATCCTCTCGAGACCAAGACGGTTACATTCAAGATCAGTAACTCTGACTTGTTTACTGGAATTGATGCTGAGATCATCGCCAAGGCCAAGGAGTCAAAGATGGAATGGTTCAGGAAGGATCTTTCAGATGAACTAATTTCCGCTGCATATCAGGAGAGTGTGTCTGATGGCATTCTTGACGCATCACTTGTGACCGTCAAGGGTCAGACTCGCACGGTTGCATTTGATTCGCAGAAAAACCCAGTCGAGCTCCAGGCGGTTGCAGTTGGTACCACATGTGATGTGGTTCTCGAGCTTTCAGGACTGTGGTTTCTGAAGAAATCATTCGGTCCAATTTGGCGAATTGTCCAGGTCCGTACCAAGGCTGCGCCCAAGGAGCCAGTACACTCATACCTTTTTACCGATGACCCAGTCGAAGAGCCCGAAGTTGAGGATCCATCAGACTATGTGGATTTGGATTAGCCTCAAAAAAATTATAAGATCATAATATAAGATGGAGAAAAAGCGTCTAGCAATTTTGGTACTCGTGGCAATCTTGTTCATAGTTTTCTTGATGCCGAAAAAGAGTCCTTTCTTTGGGTCAATGTCAGCTCCAGCATCAGCGTCAGTCGTCGGGTTTAACACAAATCATTACAACAATAATACGGCTGCAAGTGGGAATGTGATGCAGCCGGCCCAATTTTCAACTTCACAGGCAGGAGGTTCCAACGCCGTGGACCTCTCTCAGCCCATGGGTGGGTCATGGGCCGCCGATGGCATTTCATCAGCTGCTCTGATCCCTCGTGAAGTTGTAGGCACGGATGACTTTGGGCAGTATGACCCAAGCCTCATCCTCTCTGGCCAGAGCTACCTAGATCCCAGGAGCCAGATTGGCTACCCAGAGACTCTGGGCGGTGTTCTGCGCAACGCTAATCGCCAGGAGCGCTCAGAGCCTCTCAATCCTCGCGACCCAGTCAGCATCTTCAACCTCAGCACCATTCCCCCAGATATCATGCGGCCCAACTTCGAGATTGATAACGATTACATGTAAACAACGCGCTTCACTCCTGTTTTTTAAACCAGAAATAATAGAAATGGACTTTAAGACCACCACGACCGAGTGGATTGCTTTAAAAGCCCAACTCGCCGCAGCTCGCAAAGATCTTGGAACGTTGAATCAACGTGAAAAGGAGCTTCGCAAGCTAGTGACTGAACACATGGCTCGGAACGAGATTGACACAGTCAAAGTTCACGAAAAAATCAAGGTAAATTTCAAAAAGAGCAAGAAGAAGGGATCACTGACGAAGGATGTCATCAAGACTGGTCTGCGACTGTTTTTTGGCGGGAACGAGGCACAGGTCGAGGGGGCATTTAACGCCATCCTCGATGCAGCACCTACCCGTGAGGTTAACGGAGTTACCGTTACTGGTCTAAAGGTCTGAGTCTCTTAATTTATAAGAACATGGTTTTCAAAAAAGAATCATTCGGGCTTGATGCGCCCACCACCAAACTATGGGACACGGCGGAACTCGCGTACGATTCAGAAGAGTCGAACGACGAGCCGGACCCCCTCCATCCAGAAGACTGGCAAGACTGGTACTCGGAGCAACTCTTGGATGCATGGGAAAAGATTCGAGAATATGCAGATTCGCATTATCTAAATCTTCGGACAACATATCCCAAGTTTGTAGAGTTTGTAATGGAACCACATAGGTATTTTGACCCAATTCCACCTACACACGTAGAAGAAGACATGTGGAACATTGTGTGCCGTGTTCCCGTAATTTCCGATAGGATCATAGATATAAACTTTTTCACATGGGTCCGACAAAATATAGATCGTCATTGTAATGTTTGATGTGACAGGACCCAAGGTTCTCGTCCCGTCCATACTATTTGCAGTTATGAACCCCAGCCTGTTTGGAACACACAAGCACGTTGGCGTTCATGCCTTTTTATTTTCAATTTTGTATTTTTTAATTTGTAAATTTGTGGTCAAGGTCACAGTGACTAAAATGGATTTGATCACGACGACAATTCTTTTCATTCTCTTGACTCCCGATGTGCTTTTATCCATTCCTAAACACGGAGGACCAACGACCCTTCTGGTTCACACGACTGTATTCGCAATTGTCTTCGCTTTTATACGTGGAATATTTCCAGAATACTATTAAGTATGGTTACCCATCTATCTATAGGACCAGGTGCCATGGGATTTTATCTGTATCTCGGATACATTTCACAATTAAAAGACAGTGGAAAATTGAATGAACTCGAGGAAATTGCAGGGGCATCAGCAGGTTCTCTCGTTGGATTCCTGTACTGTCTCATGAAAGGTGACATTCGAAAAACTCTTGAATGTTCATTAAAAGTTCCTGTAAAGGATGCAATGAAACCAAATTTAAAAATTCTAATGAAAAAATTTGGATTAATTTCTCCAATTAAAATTCGTAAAATTATGTCTGACATTTGTTTGACAGAATGTAACAAAACAGATATTACGTTTAATGAATTATATGAATTGTATCCCATAAAATTGCATGTAACTGCATATTGCATCCAGCTCGAAAAGACAAAGTACTTTAGCGTGGACACCACACCCGCCCTAAGTGTTCTTGACGCTATTTGTGCGTCTATAGCTATTCCATTTCTTTTTTCGACCGTGAAGCTAGGTGATGGAATGAATTATATAGATGGAGGAACAGTTGAATCGACCCCATCAAGTGCGTTTATAGGTAAAAAGAATGTTCTTGCGGTTGGTTTGAGCTTTTCAGAATGGAATTCAGACGTGAAGGACATTAAATCATATGCGCTCAGTCTCTTGTACACAACTATGAAGCTCAGGTACGAATACCCAGTCCCTACCCACAGACTCGTGATTCGAGATGACGTGTTCGACTTTGGTGCGTCAAGCGAGAGCAAGCTCCGCATGTACACATGCGGGTACAGTCAACAATTTTCTCAATAAATGTAAATGCACGCAGATCTCCGGAAGGCGCATGTCCGCAAGCTCACGGCCAAGCGCATTTCAGTCAAGGGGTCCGCGGCTCGCCCGGGGTACTCCTACGTGCGTAAAGCCAAGACCGTGTCTGTCCGGGGCGTTCCAGCGTATGACGTGGGAACTATCGGAAAGTCCAAGGTTCGGATAGGTCCCCTTAAGCACGGTATGCTCACCCGTTTTGGATACCACCCAGTCGAGGCAAAGACCAACCGCCACAAGGCGCTCATGAAGGCTATCAATGTTGGAAAGGAGGACCCTCACGCCGTCGTGCGCCGCCTCGTAGCCATCAGCACGCTGACCAAGCGCATGGCCCCTCGTGCATCGCGTATTTA